TTGTATTGAGGCAGTTAAGAGCCCAAAAATGAAGAAATTAATGGAGGATTTAGGAATTCCAGATTTGGCTAATCCTAATACTACGTATGGATATGTATATTCTCCATGGAAAGAAGCAAAAGATTTCTTATTTGGTTCTATGTCTTCTCAATCAGGCGATGATCTTGACGAAGAGGACACTGAATATTTTAAAGAAGTTTTTGGCAAAGGCAGGAAGTGGCTTGGTGAAATATTTGAGTTTATCATATCGAAAATTGATATTGATTTAGATAAACACTATACCACTCTAGGATATTTACGAGCGTGTAAATTGATGAAACAATTGAATTTGATTTTTGATATTTTGGTCTCTTTGGAAATTTTGGAAAATTTTTCAATTGAGATTAAAGGTTATAAGATCTTTACACCTAGTAAATTAGGAAAGAAAACTAAACCATTTGATTTATTCGATGCGTGTTATGAATTTTGTTCCTTGTTTGTGAAAGCTTGTTGGGCCTTTCCTGAGAAGGGCTTTAAAGCTTTTTACGAAGACGCTATTAACGGCGTTTTTGAGGAAGATTATGCCTATGTTTTATCAAATTATATTTTGTTTGAGACTGGGAAAAATTGTGACGTTGATGATGTCAAAGAATATGACTTACGTTTGCAGAGAGCTATCGATGCAGCTACAACTAGCATTAAAGCTAATTCTGAGAAAGCTTATTACACTCCCAAATTGAAGGAGTTAAAAATTTTACAAGCAAAACGTATTGCCTCACAGAAAGATTTTATTAGGATGAAACCTTATGGAATTTTATTGTTTGGTGGATCATCAGTAGGAAAATCGTCGATAGCGAACGCTGTCACACGATATATTTTAAAAGTCAATGGTTTTCGCGCGTCATCTGACTCCGTTGTAGTTTTGAATGAAGCTGATAAATTTCAGTCTGAATTTCGAACACATCATACAGGAGTTATATTAGATGATTTGTGTAATAGTACTGTAGAAACTACGGAAGGTAATCCGTTATTGAAGGTTATTCAGTTTATTAATAATTCCCCGCAGGCGGCGTTGAACCCAAATGCCGATTTGAAAGGAAATATTATGATCGAACCAAGAGTTGTGTTAGCTACTACGAATGTAAAAGATTTGAACGCTTTACATTATTCTAATGAACCTTTATCAGTTGCCCGTCGTTTTGATATTACTGTCACACAAACAGTGCGGGAGAAATATCAGTTATCAGATTCAGCTATGCTCGATTCTGCTAAAGTCGAAAGAGATTTTGCAGGAATAGCATATCCGGATTTTGCATTGTTTACATTGGAAAGACCAATTTTGCATTCTGGCAATATTCGCCAGGGAAATAATAAAACACCACGCGTCACTTATGTACCCATAGTATTTAAGGGGAAAGAGATGCGCGAAGTGAGTTTGTGCGAATTTTTGGAATTTTTAAAGGAAAATACTGCAAAGCATTTTAAGGAACAACGTAGTTTTGTTAAGACTCAGCGTGATAATGTTGATATTCAATTGGATGACGAAGGTTTTCCACTTGATATTAACAGGACTAACGAAGTTCTTGATTCTGAATTTGGTATTCTTGATAATGTTTTCCAAAAGTATTACGATTTGGAGGCATTAGTTTTTAGAAAAATAAGTGAGTTGGTATTTATTATTTTGAGTACTAAGATATGTCGTAATTGGATTATTAGTAAATATTGCATTGACATTTGTGTTAAAGCGATTTTTGTATACACGATTTGTTTAATGTGTATTACGCACCATCCAAGGATATATGTTGTACTTATATTGACAATTCAGATTCAACAATGGTTACTTTATAAAGCATTGTGTTATGTAGTTAAATACAAAATACAACATATGAAGAAACCTAGTGATTATCTGAGGGAGATGACTATGCTTGATAGAGCTAGATTCATTTCCATGCTTGGTGGTATTACCGCTATGTCAATGATTGGTTCTGTTATCAAATTAATTTATGATATGCTAAC